CTACTAAGAAGAAGCGCGAAGCTACTAAAAAAGGTAAGCAGGTTGCCAAGCAGCCTAAGAAAATTGCCAAGAAGACGGCGAAATATAGGAAGACTTAGATCATGGCAGTAGTCACACCAGACCTACCTGAACTGTTTGAGGAAGCATATGAACGTGCTGGCCTTGAGATGCGTTCTGGCTATGATTTAAAAACGGCTCGTAGGAGCCTTAACATATTAACATTGGAGTGGCAGAATCGTGGTCTCAATCTCTTCACTATTGAAGCGGGTACGCTCGCTGTTACAGCGGGTACGTCAACGTATACCCTTCCTTCGGACACCATCGACCTCATCGAACACCAAGTCCGTACAGGCACAGGTGCAAATCAAACCGACACCTCCCTCGAAAGGGTCAGTGTCTCGACCTACGCCCAGCAAACCAACAAAAACACGCAAGGCAGGCCAACCCAAATCTACATCCAAAGGCTCCCCACGGAAGTCAAAATAACTCTATGGCCTGTGCCAGATGCTACTACGCCGTATACGTTATCCTACTATAGGCTGAAGGGTATAGATGGCTTGTCTAATGGTATTGGTGGGGATGTTACCACTGTACCACCACGCTTTGTGCCAGCCCTAGTGTCGGGCATGGCTTACTATATTGCTATGAAGAAGCCAGACGTTGCCGCTCGTGTCCCGCTGTTAAAGCAAGAGTATGAGTTCCAGTTCCAGCTCGCCGCTGGTGAAGACGAGGAAACAGCGTCAATCAAGTTTGTACCCTTTGATACGTTTATGATGGGTGGATAATGAGCTACGCAAAAGCCAAATATGCCTTCGGGTTTTGTGACAAGACGGGGTTTCGTTACCCCCTCAAAGACCTTGTGCCTGAGTATAATAACGGCGTTAAGACTGGTTTTCTTGTCGGTAGGGATGTCGCTGATCCAGATCAGCCTCAAAACTTTCTTGGCCGCATAAAGATTAACGACCCTCAATCTTTGAGAAATCCGCGCCCAGATACTTCTTTGCTGGAGAGCCGAGAGCTGTTTGGTTGGAATCCAGTTTGGAATTCTGCGCAGTATATGGTAGCTTCTGTAGGAAGAGTTACTGTCACCACAACTGATGGAGATTAGAATGCCAGCACCTAAAAAATCCTTACGTCCCAAAGCTCGCCCAAAATCTATCTATGGGGTCGAGGAGATGAGTACTAGAAGCCCTGATGGTCTCACCATAGCAGAGCGCGAAAAGAAAGAGAAAGCTGAGAAAAAGATGTACGGTGGTAAAATGAAAAAACCTGTTGCTATGAAGTCCGGCGGGAAGATGCCAATGGTAAAGAAGGACGGCAAGTCTGTGCCAGCTTTTGCTGCTGACGGTGTTGGCAAAATGAGCTACGGTGGCAAGATGCCCAAGAAGATGTACATGGGCGGCAAGTGTCGCGGCATGGGAGCTGCAACTCGCGGCGGAAACTTTAAAATGGGTTAAGTTCAAATGAACTATTCTGAGTTATCGCAGGCCATACAAGACTACACTGAGAATAACGAGACAACATTCGTCTCGCAAATTCCTACGTTCGTAGAGCAAGCTGAAGAAAACATACATAGAACTGTTTTGATTCCAGAGCTTCGCAAGAATGTGAACGCCAATATGACCAGCGGTAACCGCTTTCTTGCGAGGCCACCGGACTTCCTGTCGCCTTTCTCTATGGCTGTTATAGATAGCTCTGGCGACTATACATACATGCTACCCAAAGATGTAAACTTCATCCGCGAAGCATATCCAAGCAAGGCGACCTCGGGTCTTCCTAAGTATTACGCGGAGTTTGATGGGGATGTTCAGTCTACGTCTTCGCCGGGGAATTTCATTCTAGGCCCAACCCCTAACAGTAGCTACGAAGTTCAATTGCACTATTATTTCGACCCACCATCTATAGTGACATCTGGCACATCTTGGCTTGGCGATAACTCAGAAGAAGCTCTACTGTACGGCAGTCTCGTGAACGCTTACATATTTATGAAGGGTGAGGCTGATGTGCTTGCAATGTATCAACAGAGATTTAAAGACGCCATGCAACGACTGATGGTTCTTGGTGAAGGAAGACTTAAACGCGATGATTACCGTGATGGTCAGCCAAGGTTGGAAATGTAGATGTTTGAGCTAAAGACAAACACCCCCCAGAATGAACAAGTAGTATTGGTTAATACTACTAAAGGTCGCGGCTTCACGCCAGAAGAGCTTTCTGAGCAATGCGTTCAGAAATTGATCTCTGTATCTGATACGGCACCCCCAGCCATCAGGGATCAAGCCCGTGCTTTTTCAAAGCACATTGAGACGCTTGTTGCATATTATATGCGGCAGGCTATTCGAAGCGACAGAACTAGTGTATATAATGCACTTAATGACGCGGGACACCCCGAACTAGCCGACCTCATAAGGAGACTCTAAATGGCTTTTACTGGTAACTTCATGTGTACGTCATTCAAGAAAGAGCTTCTTGAGGCCGGACATAACTTTTCACTCAGCGGCGGCGACACGTTTAAACTCGCCCTGTATGACAACAACGCTTCTTTCACGGCAGCAACAACGGATTACACCGCCACTAACGAAGTGGGCGACTCTGGTTCGTATGCCGCAGGCGGTGGTACGCTTACTCGGATTGACCCTACGTCGTCTGGCACAACAGCGTTTACAGACTTTGCTGACCTGACGTTTACGTCTGCTACCATCACTGCTCGCGGTGCGTTGATCTACAACACAACCGAAGGCGCAGGCACAGGCACAACAAACTCCGTTGTGGTTTTGGACTTTGGCGCTGACAAGACCTCGACATCAGGCGATTTCCAAATTGTCTTCCCAACTGCGGATGCTTCTAACGCTATCATCCGTATCGCCTAAACACTTTAAGGAGAGCGCGGCATGGCCCTTGTTGTCAAAGACCGAGTTAAAGAGTCGAGTACGACTTCTGGCACCGGAACATTAACGCTCGCAGGCGCAGTCACTGGATTCCAATCTTTTGCCTCTGCGCTCTCCAACGGTGACACTACTTACTACGCTATTGCTGAATCAAGCACTGGTGCATGGGAAGTTGGGCTTGGAACTTGGGCGACTGGTTCCTCAACTCTTGCTCGAACAACAGTGTTGTCTAGCTCCAACAGCGGGTCGGCTATTAACTTGTCCGGCTCAGGCGCTGACGTGTTCATCACTCAGCCTGCAGAAAAAGCGGCCTACTTCGACAGCTCCGGCGATCTCACCCTGAATCAAGATCCGACCGCCGCACTCCAAGCGGCAACGAAGCAATATGTGGATACGATTGCTGCGGCGGGGATTCACTATCACGACCCTGTCCGAGTTGAGCGTGAGGGCAACCTTACCGCAACGTACAACAATGGGACGGCTGGCGTTGGAGCTACGCTTACAAACTCTGGCACTCAAGCTGCTTTGGTTATTGATGGGATAACTCTCAACAGCGCCGACCGTGTTCTTGTGTACGAACAAACGGATCAGACGCAAAACGGTGTATACACCGTCACTAACACAGGCTCTGCCAGCACAAACTGGGTTCTTACCCGTGCTACAGACGCAGACAGCTACGGCCCTTCTGACCCCGACTCTCTTGGTCAGGGCGATGCTTTCTTCGTTCAGGAAGGTGCCGCTGGGGCTGGTGAAACGTATGTCATGAACACTGAGGGTACGATTACCTTCGGCACAACTAACATCACCTTTGCTCAGTTTTCTTCCGCACAGATTTACTCTGCTGGCGACGGCCTGACGCTTACGGGTGTTACTTTCGCAGCGGGTGCGGGAACGGGCGTCACAGTCAACGCAAACGACATTGCGATTGGTCAGGACGTTGGGACATCCGCGGATGTTACGTTCAATACTGTCGCTGCGGATTTGACAGGTGCGGTTACTGGTAATGTGACAGGTAATGCGTCTACCGCTTCTGCATTACAAACAGCGCGCAACATTGCTTTGACAGGTGCGGTCACAGGATCGACCAGCTTCGACGGCTCTGGCAACGTCAGTATCACAACCACGGCAACGTCCGACCCTACGATTACTTTGGGCGGCGATCTGTCTGGTTCTGCTACGCTTACAAACTTGGGCAACGCCACACTCACGGCAACGATCAACGCTAACTCGGTTGCGCTCGGCACAGATACCACAGGCAATTATGTTGCAGGTCTTACCGCGGGTACGGCCATTGATATTGCTGGGTCCGCTGGAGAGGGGTGGTCCCCGACTGTAAACGTCGACCTAAGCGAACTGTCTACGTCTACAACCAACGGTGACGGTGATTACTTCGTCGTGGTAGATACGTCCAACGCGCAGCGCAAGTTGACTAAGGGCAACATCAACATCAGCGGATTTAACAACGATGCTGGGTACACCACAAACGTCGGTGATATTACAGGCGTTACCGCAGGCACCGATCTGACAGGTGGCGGCACTTCTGGTGCGATTACGATCAACCACGCGGACACCTCT